AAGTATCACAGTAAGATAACACCAAAGGTGAGGTGTCCAAGGTTGGACAGTTTGAATGATGGCAGTTCTCGTGATCCTACAAGCCGTATGCAGCTCTGCCAATGGACATCATCGAAGATGGGTATGGTAAATGTGCATCAACTCTTCAACACATCTTCGATGTGAAAAATCCTATGGTGAGATACTGAATTTATTCAGGCAACTGATTGCATAACAGTTTCCATAGGAAAGTAAGTCATTGAAACTACTCATACTTTGTATGTCATGGTGGAATGCAGCACTATCTCTGCCCTCACCGCACGTCATGACCTTGCATAATGCGTACAATTGTGCAGTGAAGGCGGGGTAGGCAGGGGCCACGAGGGGGTAGTGCGTTCTATATATACACATATCTACACAGATCAGGAAAAATGGACTGTTAACCACATAGCATATATAGTGGTTTACACACGTCTTGTTATAGTTTTGTGATCACATTTAGGATGGTATCACTATTTGTGATCACAGAAGTATTGTTACCTATATTTGTGATCACATATTAAGTAACGCATTGTTACACTATGTTACAGTATATCACAATTTGTGTTACATTAAAGTTTCTGCTCTTGACAAGGTGTCACTAAATGTGTAAAACTACGTATGTAGATAACTAAGATGACACTTTAAGTGATACATGTACAATGTAACATTTAAATATTCCTTATATATTATCTCTTATATATACTCTAACAATATTAACACTTAAGTAAACACGTACAGTGATACACTTAAATACTTACCGAGTAACGAAGTTACGAGGGGGTAGTTTGTATTATGGAAATTAAATATTGACAATGGCTAAAAAATCAGTAAAACTATATACAGACGATGTACTTTCTGAGTTCTATACTCATCTTGTAAATGGTACATTGAAAGATTTGCATATCCCCCATAGTGATGTATTCTACGTGCGAGAAGCAGTGCAGAACCACTATGGTCGTAAGTTTACTCTGGAACATGTAGAGTGGGCTATGCGTATGGAAGGTTGGACTGATGGCAGTTAATAAAGATCCTAGATTAGAACGTGCAGGTGTAAGCGGTTATAATAAACCTAAACGTACTCCTAACCACCCTAAGAAGTCACACGTAGTTGTTGCCAAGGAAGGTGACAAAGTAAAGTTAATTCGTTTTGGTGAGCAAGGTGCTAAAGTTGCAGGTGCTCCCAAAGCTGGTGAGTCCGACCGAATGAAAAATAAACGTGCATCATTTAAAGCACGTCATGCTAAGAATATTGCTAAAGGTAAGATGAGTGCAGCTTACTGGGCTGATAAGGTAAAGTGGTAGTATGGGACGTACTAACGAAGCTTTATGGGAAAAGTCTAAAGCAAAAGCTAAAGCTAAGATGGGTGGTAAGCATTCAGCTAGAGCCATGCAGTTAGCAGCTAAGTATTATAAAGAAGCTGGTGGTGGTTACACTGGTAGTAAAACAGAAGCACAGAAGTCCATGACTAAATGGACCAAAGAGAAATGGGGTACTAAGTCTGGTAAACCTAGTACCGTAGGTAAAGGTGCTACAGGAGAACGTTACCTTCCTGAGAAAGCACGTAAGGCTTTAACAGCTAAAGAGTATGCAGCTTCAACGGCAAAGAAACGTGCGGACACTGCTAAAGGTAAACAGTTTTCTAAGCAACCCAAAGAGATCGCAAAGAAAACAGCTAAGTATAGAAAAGGTAAATAATAATGGGTATTATTAGTTCTGCAAATAAAGCAGCTAAAGCTGCACGTGCTGCTGCAAAGATTGCTGCAGATAAAGCTAAACGTAAAGACACTGTAGAAAAAATTAAAGAGGCAGCTAAAAAAGCGGCAGATACAAGTAAAAAGAAAGTTTATGATGGTGATAAAAAAGCTACACCGTCTAGTACTACTCGTGCAGTAAAAGCGGAACGTTCTAAAGCTGCGTCAGAAAAAGCTTCAGAGACTAGTAAAAAAGGTACACAGGGTACGGGTTTTCGTTTTGCTTCAAAGAAAACTACATCTGAACCTGCTGCAGGTCGTGTTAATGCACGTACTATGGGTGATGATAAGATTGCATATGAACAAGAGTATGGTCGTGGCGGTAAAGAAAAAATTACTTCAGGTAAGAAGTCTTACGCCCGTATGGATGAAGCAGCATCTAAAGGCTCACGTGAACGTGCAAAGACTAAAGTAAAAGCTGAGATTGCAGCACGTGAAGGTGACAAAAAAGCTGCAGCAAAAGTAAAACGTATGGATAAGGCTAGTGCAGAGGCAGATAAAGCACGTTCACGTAAAGCAGCAGCCACACGCAGTTCAGCATCACGCAAAGATCGTGGAGTAAGCCTTGCGGGTATGGGCGGTATTGAACGTGTTGGTGCTAAAGAAAAGTTTACATCTAAAGATATGATGGTAGGTAACCCATCTAACGGTATTACTAAAGATGGTGAAATTGTAGGTAATCCAACAGATAATCAAATTCAAACTTCCATTCGCAATATGGATGCCCGTTCTAACCTAGCAGAGCAAGCTAAACGTAATCTAACTAAATTAAAACGTATGTCACAAAAAGACAAACAAGATATGACACTTAGTCAAATGGAACGCCGTATGGTAGACACTGGTCCTGATCGTAGAGCAATAGGTGGTGTCATTACTGGTAAGCCCCGTAAAGGTCATATGGACCACAGATCAAAAGGATTGTTTAAGTAATGGCTGATAAAAAGAAAACATTAAAGACATACAAGACTGCAGCAGGTGCGCAGCAGTATGGAGATTCTGATGCTTGGAGAAAGCTATCTAGAAAAATAACCAAAGACTTTGTAAATCTTAGTACATCAGACTTTAAGAAAAAGTATGGTGCTGATGCATATCAAATGTATGATAAAGTACATGCAGGTGAGAGTGCATCAGTAGCAAAAAAGTATAAAGAAGAAGGTTTTGGTAAACGTCTTGTAAAACAACTTGAAGGCTACGAAAAAGAATGGCAAGATAGTTCCAAGAAAAAAGGACCAACAAAGATGGCCCGTGGTGGATACGCTAACTGTGGTGCATCTATGAAAGCTACACAATCATCTACCATGATGTGTGGTGGTATGGCAAGCAAAAAGAAAAAGTAATATGTGGCTTGCTCTTGTATTCTATTGCTTGACACCAGATGTTACTTCATGTACACTTATAGCCAATGTTAATAAGTTACATGCACTAGAGCAAGAGTGTAATAAAGATGCCATAGCTATGGCGAATAGTATTATGGCTAATGGTATGTTTGCAAGAGCAGCATGTTTTAAAGTGGGAAAAGCTACATAATGAAATTTACTGATTGGGAAAAAGAACTAACTAAAGAAGGTTACATTGTAACTGAAGACACTGTTACTACACACCGTGGTGACGTACTTGCGAGTAAAGATCCATATGGTGGTTATTACATTAACGATAGTAAGGTACAAGAAATTGTTTCTATGCCTGTATCTAAAATTGAAGAGATTCAAAAAGTAGTACGCAAGTACACTAAAAAGAAAACATAAGACTCATACACACAGGAGACACACACATGAGTAATCCATATCAAATTCGTACAGATCTACTTGCTATGTCTAAAGAGATGTTAGACAAAGCTTATGATACACAAATGGAAGTAGCACGTAAGGCTATGGACATCTACACGGAAAATACTGAACAGGCACTAGAAGCTTGGAAGCGGTATATTCCTAAGATGTACACTCCAGAAGAAATCAAAGCAAAAGCCGAAGAGTTATACTCTTTTGTATCTAAGGATAATAAATAATGTCATTAGTATCGCAGGGTAAACCAGCACGAAAGAAATCTGTATGGGGCCATAATACTGGCACCACTACAGAGGACGTGTATACTTGCCCTGCTAACTGTGTGGCAGAGGTATCGTTTATCCACATACATAACTCTACAGGTAACACTAATATTACTGTAGAATGGTATGTAGCAGCAGACTCCTATACGTCACACTTCTTAGAGGGTAAAAACCTTGGTGCAGCAGAATATGTACAGTTCCCAGATATAGAACTTGTGTTACAACCTGGTGACAGGATTCAAGTTACATCTAGTACTGCTGCACATCTTGACACTATCCTAACTGTAACAGAAACTTTTGTCCCAGTAGGGTAATAACGGGGTTGCAATATTATCAATAGTATAGTATAACTATACATGGTATAACTATTCTCGTACAGATAAACTGTACATAGCAAGGAGAATAATTATGCTAACCTCAATTAAAAAATTTGTGAATAAATTAATCGAAGCACGTCAACGTGAAGTCAATCGTAAGATTGCACTGAATCAACTATATAAAATGTCTGACCGTGAATTACAGGACTTAGGCATTGGACGTGGTGACATTCGTAGAGTGGTATATACGAGCTAATAATGGTAGAAGATTACGATCTAAATGGTAACGGTATTATTGATCCAGATGAACGTGAGATCATGCTGGAAGATCGTAGGCGTAAAATGGAAGACGCTGATAGCAAAAGGGATACACAACGTAGACTTACTGTAGCTTGTGCTGCTGGAATGCTACTATATCCCTTTGCTATTTTAGTTTCTTCTGCACTAGGGCTTAATGAAGCTGCTAGTTTAATTGCCGATATTGCTACTGTATACGTAGTGGCTGCATCTGGCGTAGTTGCTGCCTACTTTGGCTTTAATGCAATGGAAGCAACGAAATGATACAAGCACTTATTGGACCAATAGCAGAGTTAGCAGGTGGTTGGCTTAAAGGTAAAGCCGATCAACAAGCAGCTATAACAAATCTTAAGTTAGTTGAAGCAGAAGCCAAAGCTACTATTATGAAATCAGCAGCTACGTCTGAAGCTGACTGGGATCGTATTATGGCAGAAGGTAGTCAGAACTCATGGAAAGATGAGTGGCTAACTATTCTCTTCTCGATTCCACTAATACTTTCTTTTTGTGGAGAGTGGGGACGTACAGTAACTGCTGAAGGATTTGCTGCATTGGAGACTATGCCTGAATGGTATCAGTATACACTTGGTGTTATTGTAGCTGCAAGCTTTGGTATACGTTCAGCAACTAAATTATTTGGTAAGAGATAATGGCATTTAAACTTTCTAAAAAATCTTTGGGCAAACTTGAAGGTGTACACCCTGACATGGTAGCTACAGTTAAACGTGCTATCGAGTTAACTAAGGTAGACTTTGGTGTTACCTGTGGACTACGTACTGTAGAAGAGCAGAAGAAGTTAGTAGCTGCTGGCAGATCACAGACAATGAACTCTAAGCATATACCACAGTCTACTGGTTATTCTCATGCGGTAGATCTAGTAGCGTATGTAGGTTCTGACATCTCTTGGGAATTAAATATCTATGATGATATTGCAGATGCAATGGCAGAAGCTGCTAATGAAGTAGGTTGTGCTATAAAGTGGGGTGCTGCTTGGTCAGTAGGTGATATTACTAAATATGTCGGTACAATGGAAGAAGCAATGATGGAATACGTTGACCTTCGTCGTAGCCAAGGAAAACGTCCGTTTATTGACTCACCGCATTTTGAATTGATTATGTAAGGAACTAATATGGCTCGTGCGCTAACAGAACAACAACAAACATTTTTAGCTGTACTGTTTGATGAAGCAGGTGGAGATGTCCTGACTGCTAAAAAGCTTGCGGGTTATTCTGATCAAACTTCTACAACACAAATTGTGAATAGCATGAAAGAAGAAATTCTAGATGCAACACAATTGTATATGTCTCGTAATGCACCTAAAGCTGCTATGGCTATGGTAGGTGCTTTGTACGATCCTACAGAGCTAGGCATTCGTGATAAGATGGCAGCAGCAAAAGAACTACTTGATCGTACTGGCCTAGTTAAAACAGAGAAGATGCAAATAGAAGCTAAAGGTGGTGTAATGCTGATGCCCCCTAAACAAACGGAAGATTATGACTAAACCATTAAAGCAATGGAAGTTACCTCAACCAACAGACATTAAAGAAGATAACGAGTGGATTCCCATTCCTCGTATTTCAAGAACAATACCCTTTGGGTATGACCTAGACCCCGACGATCCAGACGTACTACTCCCCAACGAACATCAGTTAGATATGTTGATGCAAGCACAACAGTATCTAAAACAATATTCTTATCGTGAAGTAGCCCATTGGCTTACACGAAATACGGGTAGAGACATATCTCATGTAGGTTTGAAGAAGCGGTTAGACAATGAACGACGAAGAAAAAACAAAGCTGGAAGCCTACGCAGATGGGCAAACTATGCGAAAAAGGCAATCGCCAAAGCGGAAGAGATCGAAGCCAAAAGACTCGGCGCAAAAGCAAACGGCACAGACGAAGACTATAGCAGTACAGCCTAAGCCTGTACCTATTGTGCACGATATACCTATTGAGCAAGAACACAATGTTATATTTAAACCTAATGCTGGACCACAGACAGATTTTCTAGCTGCTGGTGAACGTGAAGTTTTATACGGAGGAAGTGCTGGTGGTGGTAAGTCTTATGCTATGTTGGCTGACCCTTTACGTTTTATGGGACACCCCGCCTTCTCAGGCTTGTTACTTCGTCACACAACAGAAGAACTAAGGGAACTTATATTTAAGTCTCAAGAAATGTTTCCTAAGATCTGGCCTGGAATTAAATGGTCAGAAAGAAAGATGCAGTGGACTGCGCCATCTGGTGCGAGATTGTGGATGTCATATCTTGATAAAGAAGATGACGTTCTGCGCTACCAAGGTCTAGCATTTAGCTGGATAGGCTTTGACGAATTGACGCAATGGCCCACACCATTTGCATGGAATTACATGCGGTCACGTCTACGGTCCACTGCACCCGATCTACCTGTATATATGAGGGCTACTACTAACCCTGGGGGTAGAGGACATCACTGGGTTAAAAAGATGTTCATTGACCCAGCACCTGCAGGTAAAGCTTTTGATGCTACTGACATTGAAACAGGCGAAACATTACGTTATCCTGCAGGTCACGAGAAAGCAGGTAGGCCGCTATTTAAACGCAGGTTTATTCCTGCTAAATTAAAAGACAATCCATACTTGGCAGAGCAAGGTGATTATGAAGCTATGCTACTGTCACTACCAGAACAACAACGTAGACAGCTGTTAGACGGTGACTGGGATATTAAAGAAGGCGCAGCTTTCACAGAGTTTGATAGACGTGTACATGTTGTTGAGCCTTTTCCAATACCTCACAATTGGCTTAAGTTTAGAGCTTGTGACTATGGATATGGATCATACAGTGCTGTACTTTGGTTTGCAGTTTCCCCTGATGAACAATTAATTTGTTATAGGGAATTGTATGTAAGTAAAGTTTTAGCTACTGATCTTGCTGATATGGTATTGCAACTTGAAGCAGAAGATGGTAGTATTCGGTATGGTGTACTCGACAGTTCCTTGTGGCACAAACGAGGAGACACTGGTCCTAGTCTAGCAGAACAAATGATTATGCGTGGATGTAGGTGGCGTCCTTCAGACAGATCTAGAGGATCACGTGTTGCTGGTAAAAACGAAATACACAGACGGTTACAGATAGATGAGTACACAGAAGAACCAAGACTAGTATTCTTTAGTAACTGTGTAAACACAATAGCACAGCTACCCGCACTACCAATAGACAAGAAGAATCCAGAAGATATTGATACCTTAGCAGAAGATCACTTGTACGATGCATTAAGGTATGGAATTATGTCTAGACCCAGATTCACTGTATTTGATTTTGACAACCATAATACTCCTCATAGAGGTATGAGAATAGCAGATAGCACCTTTGGCTACTAATTAAGGAAAAGTAAATGGCAGAAGATAATGACGTATTTATTGAGGATACTGCAATTAACCTCGAAGATACAGAAAATTCCGTAGTAGAAGATGCTGAAACATCTAAGATCATTCCATTTATTATGGAACGATACAAACGTGCTGAAGACTATAGACGACAAGACGAAGAGAGATGGTTACGTGCATATCGTAACTATCGTGGTATTTATGGTACTGACGTTCAGTTTACAGATGCAGAAAAGTCTCGTGTGTTTATTAAAGTCACTAAGACTAAAACACTTGCTGCGTATGGTCAGATTGTAGATGTACTATTTGCTAATAATAAATTTCCTCTTAGTGTAGATCCAACAGAACTTCCTGATGGTGTAGTAGCAGATGTTAGTTTTGATCCAGCAGAACCAGAACAATTACGCAATAGTGGTAATGATGAACCTGTAAGTCCTTACGGTTATGCAGGTGATGGTAGAGAATTTCCAGCAGGTTCTACTGCTAAAACATTAATGGAAAGTCTTGGACCACTAAAGGATAAGTTTGAAGGTATTAATAATTTAAAAGAGGGAGTAGGCAAAACTCCTACCGCTGTAACTTTTAGCCCTGCTATGGTTGCAGCAAAAACTATGCAAAAACAAATTCACGATCAGCTAACAGAGTCTAACGCATCTAAACACTTACGTAGTACTGCGTTTGAAATGGCTTTGTTCGGCACGGGTGTAATGAAAGGTCCTTTTGCTGTAGATAAAGAATATCCAAACTGGGACGAAGAAGGTAACTATGATCCTGTGTATAAAACAGTACCACAAGTTAATCACGTATCTGTTTGGAATTTTTACCCAGACCCCGATGCAAACAACATGGACGAAGCACAGTATGTAATTGAACGTCACAAGTTGTCACGTTCACAATTACGTGCACTTAAGAAAAGACCGTATTTCCGTTCTTCTGTAATTGATGAAGCAATTTCGTTTGGCGAAAACTACATCAAAGAATATTGGGAAGATGATCTATCTGATTATGCACCAGATCATGGTATTGAACGTTTTGAAGTATTAGAGTACTGGGGCATGGTCGATGTTCAAATGCTAAAAGACCAAGGCGTAGATGTTCCTAAAGAGTTGTCGGGTACAGACGAACTACAGGCAAACGTTTGGATATGTAATAACAAATTACTGCGTATGGTTTTAAATCCATTTAAACCTGCAACCATTCCTTATATGGCATCTCCGTATGAATTAAACCCTTATTCATTCTTTGGTGTTGGTGTTGCAGAAAACATGGACGACACACAAACATTGATGAATGGTTTTATGCGTATGGCAGTTGACAATGCTGTATTATCTGGAAATCTACTAATTGAAGTAGATGAAACTAACCTAGTTCCTGGACAAGACTTATCAGTATACCCAGGCAAGGTATTTCGTAGACAAGGTGGTGCACCAGGGCAAGCTATCTTTGGTACTAAGTTTCCTAACGTTGCGCAAGAAAACCTACAGCTATTTGACAAAGCTCGTGTACTTGCAGATGAATCTACTGGCTTTCCTAGTTTTGCTCACGGACAGACAGGCGTTAGTGGTGTAGGACGTACTGCTAGTGGTATCAGTATGTTAATGAACGCAGCTAGTGGTAGTATCAAGAATGTTATTAAAAACGTAGATGACTATCTTCTTAAGCCACTAGGAGAAGGCTTATTTAGGTTTAATATGCAGTTTAACTTTGATCCACGTATTCGTGGTGACCTAGAAGTTAAAGCACGTGGTACTGAGTCGTTGATGGCTAACGAAGTACGTAGTCAACGTTTAATGCAGTTTATGCAAGTAGCATCTACTCCAACGCTTGCGCCCTTTGCAAAATTTCAATATGTTATTCGTGAGATTGCAAAGTCCCTCGATCTAGACCCCGACAAGGTAACAAACAATATTGGTGAAGCTGCAATTCAAGCAGAACTTATGAAACAGTTTCAACAACAACAACCCCAACCACAGGGAGCACCAGCGGGTGCAAACCCAATGGATACGTCAGGAGCAGGTGGTGGTACAATAGGCACAGGCCAAGCACCGACACCGCAAGAGCAAGGATTTAGTGGTAATGCAGGACAAGGAGCTTCTCAGCCCCCTCAAGGCAATGGTCAGCAACCAAGCCCAGTGGGTCAAGTTCAATGATTATCTTGATTATTTAATAGGTCAGCAACATCGTGTGATGGAACAGACAAGTGAAGTTGTTGCCGTGCATAGAGCACAAGGTGCTATATATCAATTACGTAGATTAAAAATGCTACGAGATGAGGTTTTAAAGAATGGTTGAAAAATCACTACGTCCTAAAGCAAGACCAGCTTTTATTAGTAGGAGAGATCCTAACTTTGCTCCATCTAAAGAAGAGGTAGCTGGTTATGACGTAGCTGATTTAGAATTTCGTTCTGACATGGATGCTATTTTTTCTAAAGATCCTATTGCAGAATTAGGCTTTGATACAAATAGAATGCAGTATGATGTTCCAGAAGGAACTATAAATGCACACTACATGCCCGACTACGATCCTAGTAAAGGACAGTACTATCAAAAAGTAGCTGACGGTGAAATGATACTGCAACCTGACACAGTTCACTATGGTCCAGATTTTGGTAGCTCTAAAGATGTTATTGCACATGAGACTAGGCATAGAGGTTTTTTTATGCTTAGGGATATGGCAGCAGAAGACCCTGAATACTTTGAAGAGAAGTATGGAAAAGAAGCTGCACTTATGTTAGACCCTAATATTTTTAATGACGAGTTTATTACTGAAATTTTTGATAATCCAGATGCAACATATGTAGAACCTAAAACAGGTAATATAAAATCTATAGAAGCTTACTTTACTGAAATCGATCCTTCACACTTAAAGAAGTTAAAGGAAAGCGGTGCGCTTTCTGGTGGCACAACGCATCCAGAATTAGTTAATAAAGGCATGAGTGGATTACGTCGTGCTGCTAAAGACATGCTAGAAAAAAGAAAATCTAGTGAACCTAAAGAAATGGCAAAGGGTGGAACTACAATGAAAGATCAAATGTCAATGTTTGAAGAAGGTGGCCTTAAACAAGAGGGCGGTATGATTGACGAAGAATCTGGAAATGAAGTTCCAGTAGGCAGCACACGTGAAGAAGTTCGTGATGACATTGATGCCAAATTAAGTGAAGGTGAGTTTGTATTTCCTGCAGACGTTACACGTTATATTGGCCTAGATAAACTTATGCAGCTTAGACAAGAAGCTAAACGTGGCTTACAAAAAATGGAAGCTATGGGTCAAATGGGTAACTCTGATGAAGCTACTTTGGATGACGACATTCCTTTTGGTATGGAAGATCTTATAATTGTTTCTGCAGAACCAAAAGAAAATACACAAAAGTTTGCAGACGGTGGTATGCCAGTAGACCCCAATACTGGTATTTACTATACTGGTAATACTGGCGTAACTATGCAACAACCTATATATCAACCGCCTAATGGTTCTGTACAGCCTATGCCTACTGTACCTACACAGCCAGTACCCACACAGCCTTCTCAAACAGGTGGATACACTCCGCTTTTTGGCACACAACCACAGCAACCTGCGTCTAATGTATCTTTTGGTAACTTAATGGGACCAGCAGAAATTACGTATAAAACATATGTAAATGCAGCAGGAGACAATATTCTTGTACCGTTTATTGGTGACAATCCTATGTATCCAATTCCAGAAGGGTATACATTAGCTACTGGTTTAGATGAAAGTGGTCGTCCAACTGGAGGTACAGATGCAGCAGGTAGTGTAGCTACAACTACACAAGAACAACCTGCACCTGCAGATCGTGAAGACTATCCATCCACTCCTGTACAGTCAGCGTTTCAAAAAGCTGGTGGTTGGAACATGGACACAAGTGGTACAGACGGTGCTGCACTACAGATGTGGATTGACGAAGCTAATAAGATTAATACGCAAGGTAACATTGCTGCAGGTATTATGGGTGCGATTAATCCCTTAATGGGTGCTGCTGTATGGGCAGGTAATGCGTATTCTAAAAAACAAATCCTAGCACAGATTGATGCAAAAATAGCACAAGCTGCAAAAACATCTAAGGCGGGACAAGTTGCCGCACTTAAAAAACTAAAAGAGGACTTGGAATCTGGTAAGAATAAAGGTATACTAGGCACTATTGTAGATAAAATTACAACAGCACTAGGACTTAAGCCAGAAGAAAAAGCTGCAGCTAAAAAGAATGTTACAGTAATTGCTGCTGAAACTAGTGATAAAGTTGGTGCAGATGGAAAAATTATAAAAGCAAAAGATGACGATAAATGGGTATATAATCCACCTGAAGGAATGACTGATCCAAACGGTAAAACTTCTACAGCTTCCCTTAAAGAAGCTGGATATACCCCTGAACAATACGCTGCAGAAGTACAGCGTCGTATTACAGAAAAAAGACAAACCGTTGCGGATGCTGCAAAACAACTAGCAGAAGCAGCTAAAGAATCAGCTAAAGTAGCAGCATCTGATGATGCACAAATGCAAGCTATACTTTCTGGACAAACATCAACAACTACTCCTAAGACACTTGCAGAGATGCAAGCTGAAGCAGAAACAATTGCAGCACCTACTACTACTCCTAAGACACTTGCAGAGATGCAAGCTGAAGCAGAAACAATTGCAGCACCTACTACTACTACTACTACACAACAACAAATGGCCGATATTGCAGCTAATGCAAAAACCAAAGGTATAGAATTAGATTTAAGTGCAATGCAAAAACCTAAAGTAGTTACAGCACAAGATAAAGCTGCGTCAGATGCTGCCGCCAATAATCTTAAAAATAAAAACGTCACTAAAGATACTATTACAAAAGAAGAATTTGAAAAAATTAAAGACAGTGAAGATGCTAAAAAAATGTTTGGTATATCACCTGATGCTACTACTATAGAAGAAGTTAAACAACAAACTACTACTACTATACCATCTGCTGTTGGCACATCACCTTTATCAACATTGGGTTCTAGCTTGGTTGGTGCTGGTATGAAGTTAGGTAAAAGTGTATCTGATTCACAAGAAAAGACATCAGAAAGAGATGATTTAGTAGAGCAATACATATCTGCATATTTAGAATCTCCAGATGGAAAAAATGTAACAGAGCGACTGCTTCAAGGTGAAGATGTTTCAATTCAAGAAATTCAATCTTACTTAAATAAAGTAGAACAGCAAGATACTTCTAAAGATATGTCTACTCAAGAGGCTATGGAAAAAGCTAGACAAATAAGAGAAGACGAAGCAGCATTGCGTTCTAAAGAAGATGCTAGACGTAAAGCGGAAGAACAAGCAGCAAGAGAAGCACAAGAAAGAGCAGCAAGGGCAGCGCAAGAACAAGCGGCAAGAGAAGCAGAACAACGTCGTTTACAAAATGCAGCACAACAGGCGGCACAAAATTATAGTGCACCTACAGGCGGCGGTAATGTTGGCGATAATAATGATACATATCAGTCTGTGTACCAAGCCGAACGAGCTGCAGGTGCTTCTGCTGGACAAGCTGCATCTACGGCAGCTACTGTACAAACCTCTGGTCTATCTAGGCAAGAGAAAAAAGGTGGGGCTTCATTGGATACAGCAATGGGTATCAGTGGTCTTGCTAAAGGTGGTTTGGCTTCTAGAAAAATACAAAAGAAGTCTGGTCTACCAAAAGATCGTGGCATAGCAGCACGTAAAAAGTAATCTGCTGTATTTGACTGGCTACCCATCCCCCTAACCAACATGGCTACGGTGGCCCCAGTAAGGAAAACACAATGAGTGAAAACATGGAAGTAATGGCTGGAGATATGTCTCAGCCTAAAAAAGTAGCATTTGCTAATCGTAAATATTCTAATGAAGAACGTCGTCAACGTGACGAAGAAGAATTAGAGCAAATGCTTAAAGTACAATCTGGTCAAGTAGATACTGAAGAAGAAGTAGAAGCTGAACCTAAAGGTGCTGAAGAAAAAAGTTTTAAGAAACGTTACGGTGACTTACGTCGTCACATGCAACAAAAAGAACAAGAGTGGTCAGAAAAGCTAGAACAGTTTGAACGTCAGCTTAAAGAAGCCACTCGTAAAGAAATTAAACTACCAAAGTCTGATGATGACATTGAGGCATGGTCACGTCAATATCCAGATGTAGCTGCTATAGTAGAAACAATTGCAATTAAAAAGGCACGTGAACAAGCAGCAGATTTAGAAGATCGTGTTAAAGCTGTAGATGAAATGCGTATTAGTGCATCACGTGAAAAAGCTGAAGCTGAGTTAATGCGGTTACACCCAGACTTTGATGAGATTCGTGACAGTGACGATTTCCATGACTGGGCAGAAGAACAGCCTGAGTGGATTCAGAAAGCACTGTATGAGAATGATACAGACTCACGTTCTGCAGCACGTGCAATTGATTTGTACAAAGCAGACCGTAGTATTAAAACATCTAAGAAAGACAACAAAGATGCTGCACGTTCAGTAAACACACGCAGTTCTCGCAGTCGTCCTGAAACAGATGAGACATCTAGCTATTTAACAGAATCTGCTGTAGCTAAGATGTCAGCAAGAGAATATGAAAAACACGCAGACGAAATTATGGAAGCAATTCGTTCTGGTAAATTCATATATGACGTATCTGGTAGTGCTCGTTAAAAAAACTATTGACACTACTGATACTTCTGGTATAACTATATGTGTATGATTATTGTATAGCCCTAATTGTAGACTACCTATACAATATATCTATTTTCCACATAAGCAAACGATTTAAGTCTTTACGGATTACCTGATAAGAGTGGCCCGTATACTGTCTTTGTATAACTGATCATTATACTTTGTATTGTATATGCACCCATAGACTATTAGCCTCTATTAAAACTTGTACTGTTTGCATCTGTAAATCTAATGCTAAGGAGAATTATTATGGCATTTGGAGTAGCATCGGGCTATACAAACCTTCCTAATGGAAACTTCTCGCCCGTTATTTACAGCAAACAGGTGCAACTTGCATTCCGCAAAGCATCTATTGCTGACGCAATTACTAACAATGATTATTTCGGTGAAATTTCAAACATGGGTGACACTGTTAAAATCATTAAAGAACCTGAGATCTCAGTATCTGCATATCTACGTGGTACTACAATTGCACCACAAGATTTGACAGACAACGATTTCTCACTTGTCGTAGACAAAGCAAACTACTTTGCCTTCAAAGTCGATGACATTGAAGAAGCACACTCACATGTCAACTTCCAAAGCTTGGCATCTGATCGTGCAGCATATCGTTTGGCAGATCAGTATGACCAAGAAGTTCTTGGCTATTTATCTGGCTTTGCACAATCTGCATTGCATAGTAGTGCTGACACTGTTAACACAACTGTTAACGGCACTAAAGCAAACTCATCTGCAGGTTCAGATGAACTATTGGCAGCTAACAAGCTAGACCGTGGCGACTTTGGTAACATCACAACTGCTGGTGTTGCAGGTGACGCCATCCCAGTCGCTGCTCGTTTGCCAGGTGCAACAGCCCTACCAACAGCCTATGCATCACCTGCAATGGTTGTATCTCGTATGGCTCGTTTGTTGGACGCACAGAATGTACCAACAACAGGTCGCTGGATCGTCATTGACCCTGTAATGATGGAAGTACTTCGTGATGAAGATTCACGCTTCTTGAACGCAGACTTTGGTGGCTCTGGTCTACAAAATGGTTTGGTCCTTAATAACTTCCACGGTTTCCGTGTACACGTTTCTAATAACCTTCCATCAGTTGGTGGCGGTGCAGCTACAACAGGAACAGCAGCACAACAAACAGACTTTGGTGTGATTGTTGCTGGTCATGATTCCGCTGTTGCAACTGCAGAGCAAATCAATAAAACCGAGACATATCGTGATCCTGATTCATTCGCTGATATTGTACGTGGTATGCACCTATATGGTCGCAAGATCCTACGTCCAGAAGCGTTGGTCACTGCACGTTATAACTTGGCATAACCTTATTACTTTGGGGCTGGCTCAATGCTGGCCCCATTGTGCTTTTATAAACGAGGACATTCCCAATGGCAATCACTACGGCAATGTGCAACAGCTTCAAGCAAGAGCTTCTTGGGGGTGTTCACGATCTAGACACAGATACTTTGAAAGTGGCTTTGATTAAAGCTTCACCTTCTGGTACTTTTGGCGCTGCTACAACTAACTACTCAGATTTGGGTGCAGATGAAGCAGTAGGAACTAATTACACGGCAGGTGGTCAAGCTCTAGACAGCCCTGTTATTTCTCTATCAGGTGGTACTGCATTTGTTGACTTTGCAGATGAAGTATTTACAAACTTGACTATCTCTGCAGACGGTGCAATTATTTATAATGCATCGCAAGGTAACGCAGCAATAGCTGTGTTTGACTTTGGTGCAACAGTGACATCTACTTCTGGTGACTTTACTATTGTATTCCCAACTGCAGATGCTTCTAACGCAGTTATTCGCATTTCTTAATCCTCTAAGGGCATTGCACAATGGCATTTATTATTAAAGATCGTGTTAAAGAAGCTACAACATCTACAGGTACAGGTTCTGTAGCTTTAGGTGGTTCAGCAGCAACGTTTGACACGTTCCAGTCTGTCATGGTTACAGGTGACACGACATACTACGCCATTGTGCATACCGCATCTGGAACAGACGAGTGGGAAGTAGGTGTTGGTACTTATAACGCCACTACAAATGAGCTAACCCGTACTACTGTACTT